CATTTTTCATTTCGTCAATTCTTTATGCAATTTCTGACACTCTTGAGCGATCTTCCACACAGCATTCACACCACGACCGAACTTCTGAAGCTTACCCTCTCCAACCATTTCACGTAGAATGTTACCAGCGGTTTGACCTGACACGTTCAGCTTATCACAGATACGATCTAATGTCAAGTGAGGAGGTTCATCCATTGTAAGAATTTCTTCTTTACGCTTGTCGTTAGCAGGTTCTTTATCTTTCTTTTCTTTGACTTCCTCAATAGGAGCAGTGTAAAGACCTTTGAAATCAAAACCATTGGCATTCATCATAGCCATGTGAGTCTTAGTCTCACCGAAGCGATTTTTATAAACATTGAAAATGCGTAGGGCATTGTCTTCAGGATCAACAGTGATTTTCAGATTCACATCGACGGCATGAATAATATCAGTACCACCTTTTGGAAGACCTTGAGTTGTAACATGGAGAACGAATACCAACACGCAACCAGTTTCTTTAGCAGTAGTGAGAAGCAAGTCTTGAGCATATTGATAGAACTCTCTCTTCTTCATATTCTTGTTAGAACGAAGAGCTTGGAAGCTATCAACGACCATCATGTCATAGGAATACATGGCAGCAGCGATTTCTTCCACATCCTTGATGTGAGCTACATCCACATCAGTAACACCCAAACGCTTGCAAGCATAGGCGATTTGAATATGAGACTCTTCACCAGAAGCTACTGCCACACGTTTACCTTGATTTGTAAGCAATTGAGCAATCTGTAAAAGTGCAGTAGATTTGCCCGTACCTCCTGGAGCGCAGATGGTGATAGCACTACCTGCCATGAATCCTTTGAATTGTTCAGTGCCGAACATGATATCAATTTCATTGTTACCAGTTGACATGCGATTGTAGAACGCATCGGGAATTTCAATGGACGAGCATTTTGCGAATTTTGTTTCTAAAGTGTTAAGTTGCATGTCGTGAGTGTATTCTAGTTTTTAATATCGGATTGGGTGGGAATTGAACCCACATTGCTTACCACAGCCAAGTCGGAGTCGAACCGATTTCTTCCGTCGAAGATGATACCAATTATCTCAATCCCGTTTAATTTAAATCTATCAATAATTTCTTGTGGTATTTTCATTTAAATTTTTTCGTTAAGTTTGCTCCACGCTTGAGATGAAATCCAAATTTCATCGCCTTTCAATGCGTCACAGACTGATATTAGCTCATTGCATAATTTCGCAGTATCTCTTTTGTATGCAGCGATTTCTTCATCACCAAATGCGAAATCAATCAAACGTAAATATTCACCGAAGTTACTATGTCTTATGTCTTTTTTATACGTCATGATCACATCCTTGTTAGACCATTGATTTACATCCTTAATCTTTCCACGTTTCAGTTTGAACCTATACCAAAATGATTTTTGATACTTCTCTCGAATCTTATCAGCTTCTACTTTTTGTTCAGCATAAAACTTTTCTAATTTTGCCGCTCTCACCTTTTTGAGATTAGCTTTAACCTTGAGACATTTCTTTTTGATAACTTGCTTATCAAACAAAGCAATGCCGTTGATTAACTGATTAATTTGATCTTTGTAAAATAACTTGTTCATTTAATTCATCTTTTTGTTTATTATAAAAATCGACCAGACCACCGCGCCATGATCCATCGTTGGCAATGACTTCTCCCGACTCCATATTCCAATGATAGCCATCAGGTAATACGATATCAGGACCGTCAAGCCACATCTTAAACGTATTCTTTTTTTTCTTCTCCTTTTTCATTTTTTTGATATTTTTCAATTCCTATAATAACGTTCTGTGCCAAATTGGTAGCCAATTCTTTATTGCAGCACAATACTTTATGTGTCATTCTTGACTTGTCATTAAAAATGATGACAGGGTAGAATCCGTTTTTAATTTTTCGATAGCTTGCTTTCATAATATTATTTTTTGTCAAAATGTTCTTCCATAGCATTGAAAAAATCTTCAGTTGCTTTTTTTAGACTTTCAGGAATCGGATTCAGTTCATTAAATTTGCGGATATGTAATTCTAATAAATAAGGGAATCCATTATTTCTAGCTGTCATGCGTTTAATGGTATAAAACGCTTGACTATAGATGAAATCATCCCAAAATTTAACAATTTTGTTTTTCATAGTTGGATTGTATTCTATTTTTTAAACATAGTCTTCCTTATTTCCATAAGATGTGAACGATGGTTCATTAAAGTCGATTCTACCATCATCGTAACCTTTCTCGTAACCAGAACCAAAAGATTCTTGTCCAATGGTTTCCAGCAAGTCAATGATGTTATTTTGGTCTTCTTGGTTGATTTGGTATTTACCAAGAATATTTTCAATTTGTTTATGGATGTTCATAGGTTCTTGTTTTCTTGTTATGTCGATTTCTATTTTGTCATCATGAAATTTAATAATACCATCTTTCACTAATTTGTCAGTGATTTCACCGCACTTCGGATTACCTCCCCATTGTTCTTTAGTTTTTAAAGAGAGATTTGGAGAGGCAAAGATCATGCTTATTGTGGCAATTTCTTCAAGAGAGAATCCACCATCAAAAAGTTCCAGAGGGATTGTAATATCATTTTTTTGCATACTTTTCACTGATTATCTTAGTGGCATTCCACCAATCTGTCAAGTCATGATTTTCGCTAATTAGATGCATGGAATATTTCTTTTCATCTGTATATGATCGAGAACATAACACAATATCCTCCCGACCACAAAGCATCAAGGTTTCTTCCATGAGGTGTTGATATTCAGGATCGTAATCAAGAATAGCAGTCCCTCCTAATTCCATCGGTAACATATTAAGCTTGTAGTCCATCTAAGTATACTCCCAATGTTTCAATTTTAAACATACCCATTAAATTAATTCGACTGGCAGAGCGATAGAACTCACCACTTTGAAATCCAGAATTACTCCCATATACAAATGCCACTACATTTGATTTAACACGTTGATAAAATTCTGGCAATTCTTTTGATACTCCAACATCGATTAAAAATTGCGCCAATCTTTGAATGGCATCATCGGAGGATTTTGAAGCACCAATGAACACAAACCCAAGATTATTATTGTGATAATATTTGAGTTCATGAATAGGTAATGTTTTTTCAGGAATCATTTTTTTAAAAATAAATATATAATACCAACTACGATTAAAATAGCGATCAAAAACAAAAAAGAAATCCAGATAGGAGAAAGAACCCACCACCATGACCACGCAATTACTCCACACAATTTCAGAACTATAAATGCTACAGTCAAAAGACCAGCAAATCCAATTCCACCATTACTACTATTATTATTTTTCTCACTCATATTATTGTTTAAAGTATTTGTTAGCACGGGTTTTCATATGTTCCATTGCTTCGCTCACCAATTTAAGGCGATTATCAACTTTAGGCAATTGAAATTCATTTGCATTTGCTCGCGCCACTGCAATTTTGATACCAAGCTCACGATCCCATTTGTCAATAGGATTGTGGAGAGAGTATCCATAATGAATGCTTCCGTCTTGTGTAAATGCTACAACGACTCCGTGTGGTTTCCGATCTGCGTTTCTGATATAATTGATTAACATCGTGTTCATAGTATATTCTAGTTTTTAAAAGTCAAGTTTCATTTGATTGAGGTCTTCAGGTTTTGGTCTTACTGGGAAGTATTCTGTCGCATCATAAACTTCATAGAACTCAGCGATTTCTTGTGATGTTTTCCGAATAGAATCGGTTTCCAAATCATCAGCCCACCCATAGTCGTCCCAATCACCTTCGTCAAGCGTTTCAACTGTTGCTTTGGTAATCAATTTCTTATCTCTCCATGTAATCTCTTCGCCTTTTGGGACTTTGATATAGACCTCGGAGTAAGATTTTTTAACCACCTCCACAATATAGTAATCATGTTCTTCTTCCATATTTTATTATTTTTTGGGGTTATGATCATCTTCAGCAGCTTTGCATATAGCAATCACCACAAGCAAAAAAAGACAGTAAAAGATGAATAGTATAGTATACCACATATTTTTTTTTTATTTTTGATTATCTATGTTTTTTGTTGTTTCGAATTTTGCTCGCAATGCTTCATATTGTTTGCGCTCGTAGTCAAGTTGTTTTTTGTTTCTGACCGCTTCATTTGCTTCAGCTTGTGCAGACTCTTCAGGTGTCATATATCTAGTTGCGCTAATATCAAGATACCCATCGTTTCCTCGAAAAAATTCAACAGATGTTCTAATCGCTCCTAGTTCTTTTGCTTTTTGATTGAGTTTCTCAAGCGTTTTAATTAACTCTTCGATTGACTCACCATAAGCAACGCTGCTGTTATCCAATTCAAATTGTTTTGTTCTTTTCATATTTTAATTTTTTCACGTCTTTTTTATTATACCAACCTCTCCATCCACCAGTGAAATCAACCATAATTTCCCCCCTCAACGATCTCACTAATAAACCCCTCTCTACCAACAGATAATGTGTTGGCGGGGTTGATTACTTTCACTCTATCACCTACTTCCAGATTGTCAAGACATTCTTCCAGTTCTTCATGTGCTGCTCTGCGTCCATCACACATTTCGCATTCACAAGTAGGTTTGTCTAGCTTGTAGAGAGAACCTTTCTCAAATTTAGCAAGACCTTTCAATTCCACCCACACAGTGAACGGAACGCCCCAACCTGCCACTCCCACTGTAATGTCGCGGCAATAGCTTGCTACCATACAGCAAACTTCGTAATCAGAGAAGTCGCCATTCTTTGGGCGGCGATTCTTTCCGTAGAGTCTTTTTCGTTCTTCGATTGATTTCATATTATTTGATTGTAATCATTTTTGGCCACCAAGGATAAACATTACCATGTTTCCCGTTCGCAATAGTGATGTGTAGTCCACGATAGCTATCTTTCTCCACAATATTAAGGTCTTTTTTCATATTGTCAAGGGTTTCCGAATAAACTTTCAGATAAAACATAATAAATCCTTTGGTATATCCACCCTGAATCATATATGGATCATACTGAAAATCTACACGTTCTCCATCGTAATACACAGCACGTTGCCAATCGACATCTTTGTGAAATTTGGGATTGGTGATGGTGATGTGAGCATTATGTAAAGGACGTTGTAGGAGAATCCAATATTTTTTCGATAGATGCCAGTGGTAATAATCAATAATATCAGGAGAAGTCTCAACGACGATGCGTTGTTTATCTCTTTCTACTTTAATTACCCCACTGGCATTGATCATGCACCGATTGTAATCTAGTTTTTAATTTAATATTTCAAAATGATAAGTGATTGAAATATTCTTTATTATACCAATCAGGTTTATTACGCTTCCAACTTGCTATGTGTTGTTTATCAAAAAAACAATAAGTCTTGTATTTATCAGTAGCTGACAGTGACTCGAAATTTGGTAATTTCCGACACTCACAATCACCAGCAATGGCAATTGCAAAAGGTTTTAGATCGAAGTCATCAAATCCTAACAAGTGAGCATGATCTTCACACCATTCCAATACTGCTTGAGACTTGTGAATCTTACCGTAACGTGCTGTGTATTCATCGAAGATAGCATGAGCATGAGCAATCAACCATTGGAAGTTGTCCCAGCTTGCTCTTGTCCAAATAGATGAAGGATGTGAACGATGCGATGGTTTATAGGGAGCTTCGATACCTTGTTCATGATAAGCAGTACACAAAAGCTGAACCGATTCTAAGCCTTGTTTAACACAATGTTTGTCCACTAACCATCTTGCAGATTGATCAGGATCGTTTGAAGTGCTGAAGATATTCATGGGTAAATTATATTCTAGTTTTTAATGAGTGATACATCAGTCATAAATCGAGTTAATGTTGTATATACCACACATTATCCTTTCCATAGTGAATAAAAAATGCCCCATATTTCAGGGGCATTTTTAAGAGTGGATTAGAACGAGCGGATACCGTTCATCCTAATCTCGGTTGCCAAGTCTCGAACATCAACACTTGCCCATTGTGTGGAGTGTTGGTTCTTAGAAATGGCAACATTAGCTCCTCCACCTAACAAATGGAACGAACCGTCTTTCAACTGCACCATCTGAACTGAAAAAATTTTCGGATGTTTGCGTTGATCTCGGCTACGAAGCCACTGTTTGTTTTTACGTTGGTTTCTAACTGTTGTTGTTTTATTGTTTTCCATAACTTTTTTATATTACTATTGTTTTTTGTTTTGTCAATCATCAATGATGATCAAATATTTGCATTTCTTTTGTGGACATCACATCTTCAATTTCTTCAAATGACCAGATATC